TGTTATTGCAACAGTTACAGGAACAGCTTTAGCTGCTTTTGTTCATCCTGTTGACACAAATGCAGATGGTAATGAATCTGTAAACGTTGATGAAGATGATGATATTGTTATATATTTAAATAGCGTCACTTCAACTGCTGATGCTAATGTAGATGTCACTGGATCTCAAATAAACTTAGTAACGGGATCTTTAACCATAAGTGCAAATGCAAGTGTTGACGTAACAGGTTCACAAATTAATTTAACAGCAGGTTCTGCTACAGCAGCAGCTGAAGCTTCTGTTAATGTAACAGGTACACAAATAAATATAGTAACTGGTCAGGCAATTGAAGTTATTACAGCAGACGTATTTCCTACAGGAACTCGAATCAATATAACAGAAGGTTTAGCTGGGGCTGTTATAACTGGAGATGCTAATGTTTCAGTAACAGGAACTCAGATAAATTTAACCGTAAATCAAGTAGGAGTTTCCGCTGATGGTAATATAAGTGTTGTTGCTGATGAAAATCAAATAAATATTGCAATTGGAAATGAAACTACATCAGCCGATGCTAATGTAACACTTACTGGTTCTCAAATTAACTTAAGTACAGGCCAAGTAGGTATTGAATTTGGCTATGATGTAACAGGTTCGCGAATAAACGTAGCAATAGGTAATGAAACTGTCACAGCAAATGCTAATGTTAATGTTACTGGAATTAGGTTGAATTTAACAGTAGGATCTGTTAATGTTACGGCTTGGGCAGAAGTACAAACCGGAGCTTCTAATATTTGGACTCCAGTTGACTTAGCTGCTTAAATATATTATTTTAATTAAATAGGAGCAAAAATGGCATCAAGTTACTCTACAGACCTCAAGATAGAATTAATGGTCACTGGCGAAAATGCTGGTACCTGGGGTGATAAAACTAACGACAACTTAAACGTAATTCAACAAGCTATTGCTGGATACGGAGAACAAAGTATAGCTGGTGGTGCTCAAACTACAGCTTTAACAATTGCAAATTCACCAACATTATCTGTTGCAAGAAATATAGTAATAAAATTAACAGGAACAATTTCAGGAAACCAAATAGTTACAGTTCCTAATGGAATTGAAAAAACTTGGATTGTATCAAATGGTACAACAGGTGCATTTACAGTAGAATTTAAAACAGTTAGTGGAACAGGTACTACTTGGTCTGCAACTGATAAAGCAATTAAAATATTATACTCAGATGGAACAAATATAAACGCAGTAGATATTACTACATTATCTGGAACAGTTGCTTCTGCACAAATAGCAAATCTAGCAGTCACATCTGCTAAACTTGCATCCTTTGCAGTGACTGAAGCTAGACTTGCATCATTTGCAGTTACAACTTCAAGACTAGCAACTAATGCTGTAACAGGAGTTAAAATTACACAATCTACAATTACACAAGCAAAACTAGCAGCTAACTCTGTTGGATCGAATCAATTAATTTCAACGGGTGTTACACCTGCATCTTACACAGCAGCTTCAATCACAGTGGATGCTGATGGTCGTATTACTGCCGCATCTTCTGGATCAGGTGGAGCCGGAGGATTTTTAATGACAAATTATATTCTTGGTCCAGCATCTGGAACTTTTACTAAAAACCCAGCCACTAATTATGCTGTAATTCATGCTGCTTCTGGTCAAGGCGGTAGAGGTGGTGCCACTGATGGTGGTGCCCAAGGTGGAAATGGTGGTTTTGGTGGATTTAGTTATTTTAATGTTCCAATGACTGGTCCTTATTCTAACCCTTATGCAGTTGGTGGAACAGGTAATGCTGGTAATGATGGGTCTCCGCCAATAGGAGGTGCTGGAAATCCTGGTAATGCAGGTGGTGTTACAAATTTTAGTGGACCATCATCTTTTACGACTAATGGTGGTAATGGTGGTATTCGTGCTGTGGGAAGTCCTGGAAGTCCTGGAAATCCAGGAACTGCTGCTCCAGGGAAAAGTTTTACAGTACCCTCAATTGGAGCTTTAGCTTTCGTTGGTAGCCAAGGCATAGGTACAGGTCCAACTGACAACGGTTTTGGTGGTGGAGTAGGTCTATTAGTTATTTATGAAAATATAGGAACTTAAAATGGCTTATTTTATTTTCCAAAAAAACTCACCTAATATTGAAGGAACAATACATCGTGTTGCTGAAAATGATTTAGATTTAAATAATATAAATATCAATAAAAATGACTATAAAATTATCAAAGATGATAATGTTAATTTTGATGATATCAAATCTAACAAAATTTGTATTGTTAAATATGATAATGATGACAAGATAACTTTTATTGATGGTGGAATTATTTTTAATGAACTAAGAAATTTACAAAATTATGTAAATAACCTTAAAAATAAATTAAAATGTTTTTTAAACAGTAACTCTAATCACTTAAGTTTTACTAAATGGAATAGTTATTATAATCAATTAAACGACTTGAATTACGATTCGTTTATTTTTCCTTTAACATCAAGTTTAGAGCAGTATTTTAAAGATAATAACAAGCCTTACTTTAGTATTTTACTATTACCATAAAAAATGCTATTAAATTAGCATGTTCGATAAAGAAATAGAGTTTAGTGCTCATGAAGATTATTTTGCATTAAAAGAGGATTATCCAAGCCCTGTAAAATTAAATATTCCAGAATGGTTTAAAAAACTAAATCATACTATTTTAAATAAAACTATAAAAGGTTGTATGCCTTTTTTAGATACTTTGACTTCGGGTTATTTATTAAAGATGCCTCAAGATTTTTATGTTCGCCACAATGTAGATAATAAAAATGAAAAAGGAGAATATTTTAAAGATTCTTTTCAAACATTTGGATTACATGAAATGCAAGGTCTTTTAGGAGCAAAATATATTAATTTAAATTCTGGTTTTGATACACATTCATTAAAACAATTAGAAGGTTCTCCTTTTGTTGAAAAAAATAAAAATTTACCTTTTTATAAAATTTTAAATCCTTGGAAAATTAAAACTCCAAAAGGATATTCCTGTTTATTTGTTCCTCCGTTAAATAATGCAGATGACAGATTTTCTATAATACCTGGAATAGTGGATACAGATACTTTTCCAAATGAAATTAATTTTCCCATTATTTTAAATGGAGATAAATATTCAATTTTAGAAGATACTATTAAAAAAGGAACTCCTTATGTTCAAATAATACCATTTAAAAGAGATTCTTGGAAAATGAATATAAAACCAAGAAAACAAAAAGAAATACAAAATGATAGACTTTTTTACGGATTAAAGATAATAAATAAATATAAAGACAGATATTGGAGTAAAAAATCATGGAAATAAAAAAATTTATTAAAATTTATGATGAAGTATTACCACTAAACATTTTATCTAATTTAATTCGTTTTGGAAATGTTTCAAAATTTTGTGTAACAACAGTAGGTAATGCAAACACAGTAGATTTAAACATTAGAAAAGCTAATTCTCTACCTCTGTCTAATTTAGATAACTCTCTTTCAATTGTTCATTGGTTTAATATTTTACAATTTATTTTTAATAGATATTTGAGGCAATATAAAATAGATTTAAATATTGTAGACTATGAATATCAAAAAATTTTTGATATAGAAATTTTGCAATATTTAAATACAGGGTTCTATACTTGGCATGTAGACCATTTTGCAACTGTACCTAGAACAATGAGTTGTATATTGTTACTCAATAATGATTATGAAGGTGGAAATTTATGTTTTAGAAATCCAGACGGATCTGGAGAATGGGAAGTAGAAGTTAAACCAAATAGAATGATTATTTGGCCAAGTAACTTTTTATATCCACATACAGTTAAACCAGTAACGAAAGGAAAAAGGTATTCAGTAGTAGCATGGGCACTATAAAAGATTTTAAATATAAATTAATAAAAAATTTCTTAACACAAGAAGAAATTAAATTATTAACAGATTATTGTAGAATTAAACATAGAATTAATTTCGATTCATTTGATTATATTCAAAACGATAATGGAGACACACATTTTTATGGAGATCCATTAATGGAATCTTTGATGGTTAATAAATTAGAGTTAATACAAAAAGAAACTGGTTTAGAATTGTTACCTACCTATGCGTTTTGGAGAATGTATACTTTAAATGCAGATTTAAAAAAACATACAGATAGGCCATCTTGTGAAGTAAGTGTCACTATAATGATTGGATCCGATGGAACACCATGGCCAATTTATATGGAGGGTACAGAAATAAATATGGAGCCAGGAGATGCAGTTATTTATTTAGGGTGTGAATTACAGCATTGGAGGGAAGAATTTAAAGGTGACTGGCATGCTCAAACTTTTTTACATTATGTTGATAAAAATGGAAAAAATAAAGAATGGTTTAAAGATAAAAGATTAATTTACGGAGAAATAAAATGAAATTTAAACAATACGAAGACGGATCTTGTGACATTGAGTTTTCATGGAGAGAAAGATTTATTTTTTTAAAGAAAGGTAAATTACATTTAGATCCTGTTGCAACAAAACATTTTGCAAACCACTTAATGAATTTTTTATCAAATTTACAACTAAAATTTAAAGACAAGGTACAAACTTTAGAAACTTTTGTTGATACAGAGATAAAAACAAAATAAATATGCAACAAATTTTTGGATTTCCATATTTTAAAACAAACATAGATGAAAATTTATATAATAAAAAAGAAATAATAGAGGATATAGAATATAATTATGATAAAAGTAAAGATAGAAATGTTTGGGATAAGGGTAATCCTAAGGAAAGTAATCTTCATCATCTGTACAATGATTGGGACAATGCAGATTTTAAAAAAATTAAATTTGATAAATTAATTCCTATTTATAATAATATATTTACTGAATTTCTCAAAAATTTACCTATTAAAAAAAAAGAAATAAAAATTAAATTTAACATAGTAAATTATACTTGTTTAACGTCTTCTCAACATATGAGAAATCATGTTCATCTTGACTGTGACTTTTCAGCTATACATTACGTAAAATTTGATGACACAGAACATACTTCAACAGTTTTTGAAAATACAAATAATCATTCTTATTTTAGTAAAGAGTTAAGGCCAAATTTATCTAAAATATTAGATGAAAGATATGCTATAAATTCATGGTATTACCAAAATTTTATATTTAAAATAAAAGAAAACGATATATGTATTTTTCCAGGTTTTTTATCACATTCAATTTCAAAACAACCTGAAACTAAAAAAAAAAGAATTACGATAGTCTGTAATATATCATTAGAATAAAAGTTATGAATAAATTTGAATAAAAACTATATTTAACTCATTATTGTTTATTATATAAGTATAAGGTATAATGGTTAATGCCTTTAAAAAAAATACCAGTAGCCCCAGGCTTTGATAAACAAGATACAGCATCTCAAGCAGAAGGACGCTGGATTGATGGTGATAACGTACGTTTTCGTTATGGAAGCCCTGAAAAAATAGGGGGTTGGTCAGAAATATTAGCAGATACTTTAGTAGGCGCTGCTCGAAACCAATGGATATGGTCAGATTTAGACGGAAACAGATATGCTGCTATTGGTACTAATAAAGTATTAGCTATTTACTTTGAAGGTGCGTTTTATGATATTACACCATTAGATACAGCATTAACTTCATGTTCATTTAGTACAACTTTAGGATCAGCCACAGTTACAGTTAATAAAGCTGGACACGGATTATCCGTTGGTAGAATCGTACGATTTACTTTTGGAACACCTCCAACAGGTTTTTCAGCTGCTGATTTTACAAATGCTTTTGAAGTTAAAACAACACCTACATCAGGTACATTCACAATTACAATGCCAGTAGTTTCATCTGCAACAGGAACTTCTGGAACTGCAACGTGTAATCCTTATTATGATTTTGGTCCGTTTGGTCAAACTTATGGGTTTGGTTTTGGTACATTTAACTGGGGTGGTTTTAGTTCAACAGTTACTCAAACTGCAATTAATGTAATGGGCGGAATAAATAATTCAACTGCAACTATAGTAGTTGATTCTACAACAGGTTTTGCTGCAGCAGGAACTATTTTAATAGATGATGAATTAATAACTTATACTGGTAAAACTGCGACAGATTTTACAGGTTGTGTTAGAGGAGTAGAAGGAACAACAGCTGCAGCTCACGCAGATAACTCA